GACGCAGAGTGGGACGAGGCGATCTGTGTCTCGCACTTCATCAACGGCGAGGCCCTGTGCATCGACGGCCGACCCGAGACCCTTACCGCCGCCGTCCTGGAGGCCGTCGGGTACGCCGATCTACTGGCCGAGGTTGAGAACCTGCACATCACGGTCCGCGAGGACAAGCGGGTCGTGGACCGCGACGCCGCCGATGTCGCGCGGCTACGGGCACACATCTTGGACATCGACGCGCACGCCACGCCCTACGGCGACCTCCCTGACGATCCGGGGTATGTCGGTACCTACCTGCTGACCTGTGGCGCACTCCACCGCGCCCTCGGAACGATCGGCTACTCCGCACCGTCCTGCACCGCCGAGGCCGAGCGTGACGCCGCCCGTGCGGCGCTCGACCGGGTGAGGGCGCTGCCTACCTGGGACACGTCATCCGGCGGGACCAAGGTCGTGTGGGCATCTGACATCCGCGTCGCCCTGGACCCCGAGGAGCCCCGATGACCTGCACGTGCGGGCACGACGCGGCATGGCACCAGCCGGGGTGCATCGCGTGCGGGTGCGGCGAGTGGACGGGACGGGAGCGATGAGGGGCGTGGTGAAGGTTGGCCGCTTCCAGGCGTTCATGGACCGCCGACAGGTCTACCTCGACCACATGCCGAGAGGGGCCTACGGCTGGCGGCTGATGGCCTCATGGGGGCCGCTCTGGCTCACATTCAGCCAGCGCTACGGCTACAAGCCCGCCCCGCGCATCTGGCGTATCGGGCCGCTGCGGATCGGCTACCTACGGAGCGAGACGGAGACCCCATGAGCGACGAGACGTACCGCGCCGTCGAGGACGCGATCCGAGCCCACATCGCGGACCGGTACAACGAGCCCCGCGTCGTCACCGACTGGGTCGTCCTGTCCGCGAACCAAGGGCTCGACAACTCCACCACCGGGTACTTCTATATCACACCCAGAGGCATCTCGGCGCACGTCCTCACTGGGCTCATCGGCCACTTCCTGCGCAACTTCGAGCACAGACACATCGCCGAGGCCGAAGACGGCGACGACGCGGAGGAGACGCCATGAAGATCGACCTGGCCCAACACTCGGCGCTCGACGCCAGGGACGACATGCTTGCCATTGCCGACACCTGGCCCGACCTGCTCGACCGGCTCGGGAGGGAGGACCCGAGCGCCCCGGATGGGATGCCCAAACAGGTCAACCGCACGCCCGGGCTGGTCATCAACGAGGCCGTCTCCGACGCGATGAGGCAGATCACGGCATGGGCGCACTTCCTGGCACGGGTGCTCATGGACGAGACGGACTGGACCCCCCCGCCAGGTGCCGGCACGCCCCGGATGATCGCCGCCATCGCCCGGGAGTGCATCGGGCACTTCACCGCTCACCCTGACCAGGGGATGCGGCTCGCGTTCCACGACGACGCGCGGGCCATGCGTGAGCTCGCCGAGCAGAACGCCTACCCGTCGGGCCGCAAGTGGGTGCGGGTGCACGTGGCGTGCCTGGAGTACGCGACGACTGCTGCCGGGGAGCGGACACCGTGCCCGGGTGGCTACCGCGTGCTGCTCGACCCGGAGAAGCCCGGCCTGATCCCGGACATGGTGTGCGAGCGGGACGGGTCGCACACGATCAGCCCCCTGGACTGGCAGCGGGCGGCCCGGAAGTCGGGTTACGACCCCTCGCGGATCCGCGAGAGACTGGCGATGACGAGAGGGGACGTGGGATGAGCGAGGTCTGCGCCAAGTGCGGGTATCCCGTCTCCATGCTCGGTAAGAAGCGGGAGAACCGGGTGCCGCGAGAGGGTGGCGGATTCGATCATGTCGCGTGCTCCTATGTCTGCGAGACGCTCAGGCACGCGAGAGGTCTCGCCGAGCGCGAGCAGCAGATGGCCGTGCGCGCTGCGGTGCGCCGTGGCGAGGTGTATCGCTGATGACAGCCATCGACACCGAGGCCGCAGCCCGTTACGTCGCCTGGGCTGGCACACCCGTCACCGCCAGGACGATCCGCCGCTGGGTCCACGAGGGCAGGATCCGCAACCTCGGCACCACCCGCCGCGTCATGGTCGATCTCGCGGACCTTGACGACACGCTGAGCATGACTAGGGAAATCACCCGATGTCCGCTAGTGTCTGACACGGTTGTAGTTCTCTGACCCAGAACGGCCCCCGCAGGTGATGGAACACCTAGCGAGGGCCTGACCGTCAACCTTGCTAGGAGGCGAACGGCTTGAGTCAACATACCTCGTCCTACCCCGTCTCGTTCACCGAGCCGCAACTGCGGGAGGGCGACGCGAACCCGCGAACCCGTTTCCTTGGGTACGCGCCCCTCGACCGGCTCATGCTTCGCACCGCGCTCATGGACAATGGGTGCTGGGAATGGCTGGGCGCCAAGATTCGCAACGGGTACGGTTCGATCAAGGACGATGCCGGCCACACGGTCCTCACACACCGCCTCACCTACACGGAGATGTCCGGACCCATCCCGGACGATCTTGAGCTCGATCACCTGTGCCGCGTCCGGGCATGCGTCAACCCGGCCCACCTCGAACCAGTCACCCACCGTGAGAATGTGGACCGCGGCCTGGCTGGTGTACGAGAGCCCAGTACGAACTGTCCGCGAGGCCACCTGTACGACGCCGAGAACACCTACGTCGACCCCGGTGGGGACCGCGAGTGCCGCCAGTGCAGGCGCGCCCAAGGACTGCGCCACCGCGCGACCCGTGCCACCACCCGCGCCGGGAGACGCAGGGCCGAGACATAGCACCGCTCCCGGCCACCCGAACCCCCCGCCGTGAGGGCTTGGGGGCTCACGGCGGGCCATAGACCCCCACAGACCACCCCCGGCGTGAGGCTGGGGCGTTGCCCGAGATGGGCAGACAGGAGAGGCGTGATGCCTCGGAACAAGATCACAACCGAAGCCGGCTGCGTTGACGTCCAGTGGTCCAAGGGGGCGGGCAACTGGTGTGCCTCGTCGTCAACGACGAGATGTACCAGTTCACCGACGCGGACGAACTGACGCAGGCGATCGCGAGCCTGCGACGGGCGCGACGCCAGGCGTTCCGCTATGTCGGATCCGTCGAGATCGGCGGAGAGCGCATGACCGAAGCGCAGTTCAACGCCGCGCGACACCCGCTACTCTCCGGCGATCCCGGCTCGACCGCCTGACCCACAAGCACCCCGCCGCCGCGCGACCCAGCCGCGCACAACCGCCAAGGGCACACCGACTGAGAGCCCACGGCGGCGGGTGCACACGTACACCAACCCCAGGTAAGCGCTGGGATTGGTGACCGGACATGTCCACGCTTCACGCTGGAGGGCGCGTGGCCACCAACCCGCGCTACGCCAACGGACACCGACGCCGGCAGCTCCGGGCACGGGTCCTAGCCACCGAACAGACCTGCGCATGGGAACACTGCGAGTGGCCCAGCCAGCAGATCGACAAGACACTCCCGCCGAATCACCCCCTCGCGGGCGAAGTGGACGAGATCATCCCAGTGAGTCGAGGCGGCGATCCGCTAGCCCGCGACAACGTCAGGCTGCTGCACCGCATCTGCAACCAACGACGCGGGAACGGGACGCGCGCACACCGACCACCACCAGCCCGAGACGCATTCCCGATCTCGCGGACGTGGTAGGGGTGGGGTAGGACCCCCAAGGGGACGCAAGGGCGACCTCCGGGCATAGCGCCGTTCCATTCACGCCGTTTTTCCTCAGGGGGGTGGCTTCGATTGGCCGCACCCAGGTCGTCCCTCCGCGCCGTCGCTCCCGGTGAAGCTCCGCCGCCCGTGAAGCACGCCAAGACCGTCACCGAGGCGGCGAAGGACGGGACTCCCCGCGAACTCCTCGTTGCCATGCGCGACCGGGTGGCCGTGGCCGTGGAGAACCCGAACACTCTGGCCCGAGACCTGGCGGCGCTGACGAAGCGCCTGCGCGAGATCACCCTGGACATCGAGGCGATCGACGCGAGGGCCGCCGAGGAGGTCTCCGATGCTGCAGCCCCCGCCGACGAGTACTGGTCAGCCGAGGCTCTCTGAGGCTGCGCGCTTTCTCGTCGCTCCGTCGGACATCGTCTCGACGGGTTGGCCGGCGGTGCGCCAGACCTGCGAGGCCAAGCTCGGCATCACGTTCGACCCGTGGCAGGACGGCGCGGGTCGGCTGATCCTAGCGAAGCGCGCGGACGGGAACCTGGCCGCGATGATCGATGGTGTCGGGATGTCGGTCCCACGCCAGGTCGGCAAGACGTACCTGGTCGGGGCGCTCGTGTTCGCGCTGTGCATCCTCATGCCGGGCCTGCTGGTGATCTGGACGGCGCACCACCTCAAGACTTCCGGGGAGACGTTCCTCGCGTTGCAGGGGTTCGCGAGTCGCCGTCGGGTGGCGCCGTTCATCAAGTACGTGCACACCGGCTCGGGCGACGAGGAGATCGCGTTCCGTAACGGCTCGCGCATCTTGTTCGGCGCTCGTGAGCGCGGCTTCGGCCGTGGCATCCCGGGCGTGGACGTGCTGATCTTCGACGAAGCGCAGATCCTGTCGGACAAGGCGATGGCGAACATGCTGGCGACGCTGAACACCTCCCGCTTCGGGCTCCAGCTCTACGTCGGTACGCCGCCCAAGCCCGAGGACATGTCCGAGTCGTTCAAGCGGATGCGCCGCGAGGCGAGGGCCGGGACGTTGCTCGACGGCGCGTGGATCGAGTTGGGCGCTGACCCCGACGCCGACCTGGACGACCGCGCGCAGTGGCGCATGGCGAACCCGTCCTACCCGAAGCGCACGCCGGCACAGTCGCTCCTGCGGTTGAAGCGCAAGCTGACACTGGCGGACTGGCGCCGTGAGGGCATGGGGATCTGGGATGACGACGCGACGACATCCTCGCTCATCCCTGCGGCACGCTGGTCCGGCCTGCGGGTCTACGAGGCCCCGCCGGGGACGGTGGGTTACGGGGTGAAGTTCTCCGCGGACGGGTCGCGGGTAGCGCTCGCGGTCGCGGTCCGCCCGGACGACGACAGCCCGGTGCACGTCGAGGTCGTGAGGTCGGAGTCGATGGCGCTGGGGACGGCCTGGCTCGTGGACTGGCTGTCGACCCGCTGGCGTGGGTGCCTGGGGATCGCGATCGACGGGAAGTCCGGGTCGGGTCAGCTGGTGAACGCGTTGCGGGCCGCACGGGTGCCGGCGCGGGTCATCGTCATCCCGACGCTCGATCAGGTGATCTCGGCTCACGCGATGCTGCTCGAGGCGGTCGTGTCCGACCCGGCAGGCGTGTCTCACTTCGGGCAGGCCGGTCTGGGCGATGCGGTGGCCGGGGCGACGAAGCGTCCGATCGGGAAGTCCGGCGGGTGGGGTTGGGCGCCGATCGGTGACGCGGTCGACGTGACCCCGCTCGAGGCCGTGACGTTCGCCCACCTTGTGGCAGCGACAAACCGACGCAAGGTGTCCAGTGGCAGCAGCAACGGCCGGAGGGTGGTAGTTCTCAGTTAGCCGAACGACGTGCCCTGTAGCGGGCCGAGGCCAGGGCTGCGCACTTGCGGCAGCCGCGGCCCGACCGGTACGAGTAGGTGTTGTCTTCATCGAAGGCGTGCCCGTTCAGGCAGTGCGTCTTGCGGGCCTGCTGAGCCATCCAGCCAACACCACGCCGCGTATTCTCCCATCGGGTGACGACTTCGAGGTGGCTTGGCCGAACGCAGGACGTGTTGCGGCAGAGGTGGTCGATCACCATGCCCGCCGGGATCGGGCCGACCTCGAGTTCGTAAGCCAGTCGGTGCGCTGGGACCGATAGGCCGTCAACCTTGATCCTCCCGTAGCCCTCAGGATGCTTAGCGGCGGTCCACAGCCAACACCCGTCGCCCTTGTCGACCTTCGTCCAGAAGCGAGCCTCTACCGAAACACTGCGCGCGGACATCACGCGCGCTCGATTTGCACGGCGATCAGGTCGCTGGTCCAGTAGCAAACCGGCTCGCTTGGGCTGGGTCTCCGCGCGCCAGGACGAAACTCGAGCCAGTGGGGCACTTCCCCCTCGCACGCCTCCGGCGCCCTCAGGTTCACGCTGACCATGTCTGGCGCCGGAGGCGGAACCCCGATCCAACGACCCACGTCGCCGATGAGGACCGAGCCTGCGGAGAACATCCGAACCTCCGAACGATCAGCCCCCATCTCGACAAGCCATGACTGGAACTCGTCTTCGTGGCTCGGCAGTCCTACTGCGGTGTGACTCACTTGGCGTACCTCTCCAGGAACTTGCGAACGGCCTCGCTGACCGTCTCGCCCTTCTCGTCGGCCCGCTTCATCGCGGCTGACCACAGCGCATCCGGCACGCGGATGACTCGTGACTTCATCGGCTCTTTTGGCATGGGTCAAGCGTACCGCGTCGCATAGACAAACGCATACACGAAGGCGGGGGTGGCGAATGTGACGACCGACCGCCTGTACGTGTCAGACCTGTCCGCCGATGAGCAGGGCACCCTCGACGCGCTGTGGGAACAGCTCAAGGCGAAGACGCCCCGGAACAAGTTGCGCGCCGCCTACTACGACGGCAAGAACGCCGTCCGCGACCTTGGGATCTCCACCCCGCCCTCGATGCTCCGGGTCGCGACGGTCCTGGGCTGGTCGGCGAAGGCTGTCGACATCCTGAACCGTCGGTGCAAGCTCGACGGGTTCGTGGTGCCAGGCGTGGCCGACACGTCCGACATCGACCGGCTGATGGAGGACAACTACCTCGACACGGAGGCGCCTCAGGCTGGGGTGTCGTCGCTGATCCATGCGGCGGCGTTCCTGGTCGTGACTCAGGGCGACGAGCAGTCCGGCGAGCCGGCCGTCCTGGTCACCGCGAAGGACGCCCTGTCCGGGACCGGGATCTGGGACCGACGCCGCCGCGCACTCTCGTCGTTCCTGTCGATCATCGACACCAACGAGGACAACGACCCGACCGAGTTCGTGATGTACCTGCCAGGTGAGAACGTGCAGGCCGTCCGCCGCGCGTCCGGGGCTGGCTGGACGGTCACGCGACGCGCGCACGCCTACGGGCTGCCGGTCGAGCCGCTGGTCTACCAGCCGCGCCTGGGCCGCCCGTTCGGGTCCTCGCGGATCTCCCGGCCCGTGATGTCGCTGCACGACTCCGCGCTGCGCACCGTCATCCGCTCCGAGGTCACCGCCGAGTTCTACTCCGCCCCGCAGCGGCTCCTGCTCGGTGCGGACGAGGCCGCGTTCAAGAACGCTGACGGGACCGTGAAGACGGCGTGGCAGGCGATCCTGGGCCGCATCTGGGCGATCCCCGACGACGAGGACGCCGCGAACCCGCGGGCCGAGGTCAAGGAGTTCACGCAGGCGTCCCAGCAGCCGCACGTCGACCAGCTGCGCGCGTGGGCTGCCCTGTTCGCCGGTGAGACGTCCATCCCGGTCACGTCGCTGGGGATCTCGACCGACGCGAACCCGACGTCCGCCGAGGCGTACTCGGCGTCCCGTGAGGACTTGGTCGCCGAGGCTGAGGGCACGATCGACGGATGGTCTCCGGCGTGGCGGCGCACGATGCTCAACGCCGTGCGGATGCTCAACGAGTCCGAGACCGTCCCCGACGGGTTCGAGACGCTGCAGCCCAAGTGGCGCAACCCGGCCTACGGGTCGAGGGCTGCCGCTACGGACGCCGCGGTGAAGACCATCGACAAGTTCCCGTGGATGGCCCAGTCCGAGCTCGGCCTCGAGCTGTTCGGGTTCGACCAGTCGTTCCTGGACCGTGCGCGGGTCGAGCTGCGTCGTCAGCGCGGGTCGGGTGTCCTCGAGGTGTTGCGGGCTGCATCCCAGCGGCAGGCCGCGCCCGGGATGCCCGCGGCGGCTGAGGTGGGGATGACCGGTGGCGGACCCGCAGGGGCTTGATCTGCGCGAGGCCGTTGACGGTCTGACCGGGTACGCCTACGCCGACCTGAACGCCCTGTGGCGGGATCTGCCTGCCGACCCGGTCCTGGCACGCGAGGCCCTGAACGACGTCCTGCCGGCGCTGGTCATGGTCTACGGGGAGGCCGCGGCGACTCTGGCCGCCGACTGGTACGACGACCTTCGGGAGAGTGTCGGTCCGCGGCAGCGGTTCGCTGCGATCCCTGCCGGGTTCGCCGACACGGGCGCCTACGCCCTGGTCGGGTGGGCCACCACCCGGGCCGTGGACGCCACGTCGCTGCGTGCGCTGGTCGAGGGTGGTGTGCAGCGCCGGGTGGCGAACTTCTCCCGGCAGACGGTCATGACCTCCGCGGTCAAGGACCCGGCAGCGCACGGGTGGCAGCGGGTCGGCGCGGGCGAGTGCCGGTCCGGGTTCTGTGACGTGCTCATCGGCCGCGGGACCGTCTACCGCACCGAGTCCTCGGCGAGGTTCGCATCGCACGACAACTGCAAGTGCGGAGCCGTCCCCGCCTGGGGTGGCGAGCCGCTCCCGGTGAGGCCGTACACGCCGAGCACTCGCGTGACCGACGCCGACCGCGAACGGACCCGCGAGTGGTTCAAGGAGAACCGCCCGACCCCCTGATCTTCCCCGCACAAGCGGGGTCACGCCGACGCGCAGCGGATTGAATGCGCGGTCCACAAGGAGCAGTGACATGGCCGACGACGCCACGATCGAAGCGACGACCGAGCAGCCGACAGACGGCGGCAAGAGCGGGTTCACGCCTCCCGCAACCCAGAAGGACCTCGACCACATCATCACCGAGCGCGTGCAGCGCGAGCGGGCGAAGTACGCGGACTACGAGGACCTCAAGGGCAAGGCTGCACAACTGGCAACGATCGAGCAGGCCAACCTGTCCGAGG